GCTTTGTCAAAGCCACCCCTTCTCTTGGAACCGCCACGGAAGCTGAAGCGGATTCTGGAGATGATGATGACGCTGACAGCCTGATGAACTTTGGCAGGACTATTTTGGGTCGGCGTTAATTTTTCCCTATTGACAAATAGCTAAGTTTATAATAACTTACGCTCAAGACTTAAATCCGAGTTGGTCGCGGATGCCTCGCTGGCGGGTTAGCCTTCAAAATTTGTTGCCGTAAATCTCTGGTCGCGGCCCAGAAAATCAACCGATAGACGGGCATTCTATGCCTTGATATCAAACCTAACCCTTAAATTAAATAGAAAGAAACTAAACAAATGTCAGCACAAACTGCTACAACCTGTGAGGCCATTTCCGATAATTTCCAGAGAGAGACTGGACGTATCGCCCTTGGCACTCATCGTTTGGGTCTTTATAAAGATCCTTATCTGCGTTTCGTTACGCAATCCGCGTTCCCCGATCATATGGGAGCCATCGTCACCAACACCATCGCCCAGCGCACTGTTGCCACTGGCAGCGGTTGGGAAGATGTGGGTGTCACTGGCGTCTCTGGTCAGGACGATTCCTGCTTGCCGCCCGTCAAAAAGGTTGGCTATGCCTTCGATCAGAAAACGTTCAAGCTCCGTCATCAGGCCATTGAGTCTGATTGGATCTGCTTGGAAGACGTTCGCACTTCGGCGTTCCCGATTGATGATGTCAACAACTACATCAAGATCCTTGCCGACAACGTCAACAAAGAGTGGATTGAGCGTTATGACAACGACTACTACGAGACAGTCACCAAAGTCTCTGTGGAACCTGGCCTTGCCGAGTCCACGGGAACTTCGTTTGGCTCTTTGCCGAACCCGACTTCCGTCCTCACGATTGGCGTTCTTCGCGAACTCTATGATCGCCTTTACCAGAACAACGCTGGTGATGACGGTGATGCGGTGACCGATGATGGTTCGCCTGTCTTCAACGTGTTTGCCGAGCGTGCCACGATTGAGAACCTGATCAAACTCAACGAAGATGTCCGTCAGGACATTCGCTGGAGTGATCGCGTTAACGATCTGCTTGGTGCTAACGGCTCCTCGCTGTTGCCCCGCAAGGCTTATGGTGGATTCGTGTTCCATAGCCGCCCGTTCCCGAAACGTTTCAACGATGACGGCTCTGGTGGTTATACCGAAGTTGCTCCTTACGTCTCCACGACTGGTGCGACCAAGGGAACCAAGTTCATCATCAACCCCGCCTACAAGGCTGCGAAGTACACCTCCACGGTGATCTTCCATCCGAAGGCTGTTGAGTGGCTCGTCCCGAACCCGAACCTCAAGGTTGGCAAGCTTGTCTATGATGCTCAGAACTATCGCGGAGATTTCCGCTGGATCAACGAGTATGACAAGAACTGCAACCCTGACAAGAACAGCGGTTACTGGCGTGCCAAGATGGCTGTCGCGGCGAAGCAGATTTTCCCCGAATTCGGGTTCTATATTCTGCACCTCCGTTGCAACCTCGCCAACGATCTGGTTGCTTGCCCTAGCGGCAGCGGCTACGGTTACTTGGTCTAATAGCTAGTCTCTATTCATCAAGGCTTGCCTTGGAGTAAAATCTAAGGCAAGCTCTATGAGGAGAGAATAACTATTATGAAAATTGAAATACCCGAAGGATATACCCTGCCCGAAGACGTTACTGACGGCGGAACCCTAGAAGAACTCGTTACGTTTCGTGTCGAGGGCGAATACCTTGTTCCCACCATGATTGCTGGCGTCGAGATCGCGGCTGAAGAGGCCGAAGATGAAGCCGACACCATGGAAGAAGAAGCAACCGCCGAAATGGAAGAAACTCCTATGCGCGGAATGGGTGAGCGAATCATGGGCATGGCCTAACTCTGGGAGAGACCATAGACTATGGCTCTTCCAATATTAGATGCTACGTTTGCTTCGGCGGCGGATCTGCCCCGAAGGATGATGCTCGCCAAGTGGCTTGTTGAAGAGCTTGGAGAAACTGCTGCTCCTTCTTCTGTTTTAGTTTCGGGGGCTGGCTCTACTGAAGTTAATGGTATTTACACATATCGTGGAGAAGGCACGGGTAAGCCATATTATAACTTAGTTGGATATGATAGTAATTCGGGCCTTTGGTCAATTGTTTGGGATAGTAGTTCATGGCTTATCAATAATGGTGAGGAAACATTGTATCAATCTACACTCGTTGATGTCGCGTATCCATGGCTTGCAACATTTGAACTCAGTAATGGACTAAGTCCCGCTCCGTCTGCAACCGAGATCCCAGCAGCAAGCCCGATCTCCAACTACTACGATCTCCCAGAACGCTATCTCTGGGCTAAGATTGCCGTAGCAGCAGGAGGCCCGAAGACCGAAGCAGACTACATCTCTCTTCCTAAACAATACGCTTGGAAGGATATTTATGATGCTGTTTCGGGGTCCAGCGCAGGACTTATCCAGTGGAGCGAAAAACAAGCTTTGGGACATATTGCCGCCGCCTATCGTGGAGACACGGGCAATCCCGCAAACCTAGCCACCTATATTGACTGGCCTTGGCGATATCAAGTGGCCTCCACTATCGATCACCTTCTAGGCAACTATAACGCTGTCATTGTTTCTGGAGCTGGAAGCACGGAGATTAATGGAGCATATACAAAACGTGGAATTTACAACGATAAGCCATATTATAATTTGTTTGGGCAACCAGATAGCGTGTTTACTTCATGTGTTATATGGAATGAATCTAATTGGAGGGTTATTGACAGTGTGGATGATATATTTTATGAATCTTCTGAAGATGTAAAATTTCCATGGATGGTAACATCTTGGAACATTTCTAATGGAAGTCCGCCAGCCCCAACCATAATACCAACAAACGTGTAGCACCATGAGTATTGAAGATATTCCAAGACGGAGAGGCATGGAGCGCGGAGTAAAACTCACAATGAGCGAATTGATCGCTGGCATCGCTTTAATGGTTACAGCTTTTTCGGCCCTCAATGGATGGATTATTTTGCCAGAGCAGATGAGATCTATACAAAATAATGATGCCAAGCAAGATGCAAAGATTGAGGTTATTAATCAAGAGAACCAAGCCCGAAGCGAAACCTTGGCCAGAATTGACGAGCGCACAAAAAGAATCGAAGATTACTTGAAATCCAAAGGATTCTAGTCTAGCTTTAAACATATGAAATCATTCCTAGCAAAACTGGCTGGCATTCCTTCCCTTATCTGGAACTTCTATGCCCCCATCCTCAAACAAATCATCGCTGATGGAGCTTCGGCCCTCCTTCCTCTGGCCTTGGATATTGTCCGCGAATTGGCCGACACCAGCAAAACTGGATCGCAAAAACGCGAAGCTGCCGTGAAGAAGCTGACCACCGCCGCTGTCCGTAACGGCATTGATGCCTCCGAGTCCTTGATCCGCTTCACTGTTGAGTCAGCGGTTCAGAAGATCAAGTCCGAGGAATAATCAAATGAAAGATAAGATCCTTGCATTTCTTGTTTCTAAATCGGGCGGGTTCCTGACTCCTCTTATTGCCGCTGGCATTGCAGCCCTTGTCTCCAAGCTTGCCATGGTTGACCCCAAGTTGGCCGAATCTGTTGATCAGGTTAGCCTCACTGGCTTCATTGTGGCGTTCATTATCTCCATCGTTAACTACGTCACCAACGAAGTGAACGTCAAGGGAGTCAAGAAAATCCAAGCCTTGGTCAACACTGACGTTGACGGAGTTGCTGGCCCGATCACCTATACAGAGGTTCGCAGGGCTATTGAACTTCAAAACGCAGTGCAGCGGCGCAAGCCAGCCCGTAAGAAAAAGTGAAACCCCTGTCCCATGAACTACTTAAATCCATCCTCGTCCCAGCCCCGCCCGAAGAAGATCGCAGAAGTTTTCTTGTCCGTTTACTCTCTTCCCTCAAAATCACAATCAAAGGAAAGCGGGGCGATGCTGGAAAAACTTCCGTCACCATCGGAGTCAGAGGTGGAGCGGATTTCTAGGAACTGGGATATTGGAAAAAGAGTTTGCAAGTGGTAGAATTTATGGGTGAAATCAACCCATGTGGAAGTTAATCCAGAAACTCTTTGGACAGAAAAGCTTAGACATTGGCCAAGTGCCGTCCTTGTCGAGCTTGCCCTCCGAATCAAAGAAGAACTCCGTGCCAGAGCTTGTTGTTCAAAAGAAAAAAGAGCCAATCGCAGTCGAAGGGCTGGTAGAGATCGCAATGTCTCAGGTCGGCGTAAAAGAAGTCGGCGGAAATAATAGAGGCGCGAAGATTCGGGAATACCAGTCTGCCACAACCCTTAAACCCGCTCCGTGGCCTTGGTGTGCTGCGTTTTGTTGTTGGATACTAGACCAGTGGCTCAAAGACCCGCGAAACGTTGCGTGGCTCAACTTAAAGCAAATGACACCCTCCCAGTGGAAACCCCGCACAGCAGCAGCATTCGGGTTTATTGAATGGGCCAAGAAACGCCCGAATACCACAAAGATTCTATCAGAAAAGGCCAAGCCACAAGTTGGTGATTTGGTTGTTTTTGACTTCTCCCATATCGGCATTGTAGTCAAAGTTGGTGAGAAAAACTTCCAATGCGTGGAAGGAAACACCAATCAGAAGGGAACCAGAGACAGCGACTCTGGTGATGGCGTTTGGCTCAAGACCAGAACCGCTTCACTTGTAAGGTGTTATATCAGAATTAGCCCATCGAAAGCTCAATGAAAGACAGCGAAAAACCCCGAAAGAAAAAGGTATACCGCAAACCAGAAACCAAGACTTGTTACTACTGCGGATCAGAAAAGATTGAACGTCTTGCAGTGGGAGGTGTCAATATCATCCGATGCAAGAATTGCGGAGAAACCCAAGACTAGTCTTATGGCCATCCATGACAAGAGGCTGCAAGAGATCATGGACAAGCTCTGTAAAGACCTTGTTGAATACTTTGATTCGGGATTTGTCCTTGCCACATTTCAAGAGGGCCGCGAAACGAAAAATGCATTTGTCAAATTTGGAAATGACTATACGATTGAGGGGCTTGTCTCAAATGTCCACGATATCCTTTATGGACAGGAAGAAGATGAAGACGATGACTTGGATGACGGCGATTTAAAAAAAGTCATTAAAGACTCTTAACAACCAACCACACACAACCTACTACATGACTACAGTTTATATCTGTGGGCCTATGCGCTCAATGCCCAACCTCAACCACCCTGCCTTTTTTGAGGCGGAAGAAGCCTTACTGAAAGCTGGACATAAAACAATCAATCCAGCTAGGATGGATCAAGAGCTTGGCCTAGATCCCCATAACTCCCAAATGGATAGCCAGTTTATTGAGGAAGCTGCCCGAAGAGATATCGATGCGGTCTTTGAATGTGACGAAGTGGTTCTACTTCCCAAGTGGGAGAAATCCAAGGGAGCCAGAGCGGAGGTCGCAGTAGCCCAATGGCTCGGAAAACCATTGCGCCTCTATCCTACAATGGTTAAGCTGGAGAAAGAGGATGTGTGCGACATTGCCAAACGCCTTACTTCCTATGATCGGCAGACCGACTACGGAAGCCCGATTGAAGATTTTACCAAACAGGCAAAGATGTGGGGGGCTATCCTTGGAATCAAGGTAACCCCGCAACAAATCGCCATGTGTATGATTGCCGTTAAGCTCTCCAGACTGACCAACTCTCCGCGCCATCGGGACTCAGTTGCCGATATTTGTGGATATGCCAGATGTCTGGATCTTTGCAACCAAGCAACATCTCTATGAGCAAAAACATCGCAATCCTTTCGGATTTCCATTGTGGCCACAAGGCTGGATTGACTCCCAAGGGTTACCTTCCAGAAGAACCCGCCGAAGAACGCGCTCGCTGGATCAACGCAAACAAAGCCTACTACAACTGGTATAACCACCATATCAGGAAGCACGGCCCATACGATATCATCTTCCTTAACGGAGACCTTCTGGACGGGACTGGAAAGAAGTCTGGCGGAACAGAGCAGATCACCACCGACATGGAAGAGCAGTGCGATATGGCGGTTAAGATCATCCGAGAAATCCCGAAGAACAAGAAGTGCGAAATTGTTATCACCAGAGGGACGCCTTACCATACGGGTGACGCAGAAGACTGGGAAGACATCGTCGCAGATCGCGTAGGAGCAGCCATTGGAGAGCATGAATGGGTGGAGGTAGAAGGGGTTGTATTTGACCTTAAACACCACCCTGCTGGCTCTAGCGGCCTTCCCCATGGTCGGCATACTGGAGTGGCTAGAGACCGCCTCTGGAACATCATGTGGGCCGAAAGAGAGCTACAGCCCAAGGCAGATATCTTTATCCGCTCCCATGTCCATTACCACAACTTTGCTGGAGGCCCAGACTGGCTAGGCATGACCACTCCTGCCCTACAGGGATTTGGTAGTCGTTACGGAGCCAGACGCTGCACAGGTCTTGTGGACTTCGGATTCGTCACATTTCAAGTAAACAAAGGCACATACACATGGCAACCCATCATAGCAAAACTAGAAGAGCAAAAAGCTCCGATGATAAAATTGTAGTCCCGTCTTGGGACAGCGTCTGGGATTCCTTTAACACAGAAACTCAGAAAACAACCATTGAGTCCATGAACTCTGAAGGATGGAAAACTATCGTTCAAGCGTCTAAGGCTTGCGGATTATCCGCTTCTAGAATCAATCAAATGGCCAATGAGGGAAAGATGAACAGGATTAAAAAGCGCGTTTGGTGCGGAGGGTTAACCAGAGAAATTAACTTTGTCAGACCGAAAACACAATGATTGCCATAGCCACTTACGCAACTAAAAAGTATTTTTACTGCTGGAAATCGGTAGTTAGAAATATCGCTGCCGCTGCTTCACATCACGAAGAAGCTCATTTTATTCTTGCAACAGATAAAAGCAAGGAAGCCAAAGAAGCCATCGAAATTGCCCAAACAGAACTTCCAGATGGATGGAAAATTTCAGCAATTAATTTAGATTTAAATGACTCAGAAGGAGAAAAATACAAAGAAAAAAGCCAAATGTTGATAGCATCTCTTCAGGGGGCTGCCTTTGGTTTGGCGCGAAAAATTAGAGCAACATCACTTTGGAGCGTAGAAAGTGATATGCTTGTAAGCGCAGAAAGTCTTCGTGTGGCCGAATGGGTCTTACAAATGCCGCAAGCTGACGGAACGCCATATTATGATATCGCTGCTGTAACTTATCCAAATGGATTATTCTTGGGCGGTTTTGGAACACCGCAAAACCCAATAGCTGAAGATTTTTTACCAGAAGAAAGAAAGCTTCCAGAGCGCCTTAAAATAGCCATGAGGGTTTGCGAGGAAAGATTGAAGTCCTGCAAAGATAAAGAAACAGGAGAAAAAGAATCAAAACGGATGCATCGTTTGAGGGAAAAAATAAAAAAATATCCCCCCGATGGAAACGTTTGGGAAATTACGGCAAAATACGGATGGAGAAAAAGAGGGTGGATGGATTTTGCTTACCCAGCGATTGGCAGGGGATCTATTGTTCCATCTGATTGGTGCGGACTCGGTTGCACGCTTCTTTCAAAGAAAGCATTAGCATTGGCAACATTTGATGGCTATGAAGGAAAGGGAACCCAAGATTTATATCTATGTTGGCACAGGTGGCATCCAGCAGGGTTGCGAATTGCCTGTATTCCTCACACAGTGTGTGATCATGTTAAAAGAAAATCTACAAACGATCAATCTGATGATCCCGATATTATTCATTATAGGGCATTTCACGAAACAACTGGTGAATATTCTGGTCATTTAAGGATTAATAAACAACCTTGGATTGCTCATTAATTTTCTGTTTCAAGCGGAATTTTTGTTGAGCAATATGGAGCCGTCCACCATAAAACGCTATTTGATGTAGACGGCCTGTATAGTGGCCCCAAAAATGTAATAGGCTCTAAAAATGATACTTGTTTTTCTTTATATGTTTGATACATGCCTGTTGTGCTTATTGTTTCTCCATCAGGCTTTTTATAAATCCCAAATTCAACAATATCCATAAGCGTTTCATCATCATTGCAAGTTCCACCAATCAATCCCCCGCTAAACCCCTGAGAATAAACATTTTCTTTTGTAATCCAAGTATTACCAACTATTTGAATTGGGCTTGATTCCTCGAATGTTGATCCAGATCCAAAATTAATAGAAGCCGTAAAACCTGTAACATTTGCTGATATTTTAGCGGTTGTAAACGTGCTTCCAGTTAAATCAATATATGAACCAAATTCATTATCTGTCAAAGTTCCAACTGGATCAATAGAGTAAACAGCCGCTGTTGTAGTTTGAGGCATTACAACACTTTTAGCTTGTCT